GCGAACTGGCACCCCGCTACGTCATCGTGGAGAACGTCGCAGCGTTGCTTAGTGGCCCAAGTGAACAACGAGGGGGATGGTTTGGCTCAATTCTTGGAGACTTGGCCGAGTGCGGGTATGATGCGGAGTGGGAAAACATACCTGCGGCAGCCGTGGGCGCTCCCCATCGCCGCGAAAGGGTCTGGATCGTGGCCTACCCCAACAACCTCGGCGGGACGGCCTTGCGAGGGAAACGTCAGGATTCTGAGAGGCAAGGTGTTGCAGGGGGAATTGACAGAACTAGAAGCGTCCCAAATGCTCAACGGGAAGTCCCCATTTTCAGCACAGGGAAAAATTCCAGAGATGTGGCCGACGCCACGCAGTTGCAGCGCAATGGCAGCGGAGAACATAGGCAACCGAGTAAACGACAGGTTTCCAAATCTGGAAAGCGTAGTGGCGCGGAGCCTATGGCCAACGCCGACAACCAGGGACTACAAGGGCGGACGCAAGCCGGAAACCCTAGCGGCATCAGGTCGGGGGGCTACCAATTCTTTGAACGATGCGCTTACATGCCAAGGGCAGCATGGCTCCCTGAACCCGACGTGGGTCGAGTGGCTAATGGGGTTCCCCAGCGGGTGGACAGACTTAAAGGATTAGGAAACGCCGTCGTCCCCCAAATCCCAGAACTAATAGGCCGCGCAATTATGGAAGCGGAGGGGATGACGTGAGGGATACTTCAAGAGACGAATCATATGACGACTTTGAAAAGAAAGCGCGCTATTACGGGCCTAACGGCGCAATCATGCACACTTCAACGGAGAAATCAGCATTTAACGCTGGATGGAAGGCGGCACTTGAGGCGGTAGACCGTGCTGGTACAAAAGAAAAGAAAGCGCCGTGATAAAATCAGCCGTGACGCCCCAACAAGCGGGGCGCTTGGCGGAATGGGTGGAGGGCCTGCCGGTGCCTTTCACCCTGACGTTCAAGGAAGGCAAGGTGCGCACGCTTGACCAAAACGCATTGCTGCACAAATGGTTTGGAGAAATTGCCAAGCAAAAAGGCGACAGGACCGCCATGCAGGTCAAGGGCGAGTGTCATAACGAATACGCGCTGGCGATCAAGATGCGTGACCCCCAATGGGCTTGGGTGTGGGTTAGAACCGGCGCGATATTGGACTATGAGCAGCAATGCAGGGCGCTAACGTCTGGCGTGTTCTACGTGTCGAGCGGCATGTCAGTGCCAGAATTATCGGAATACATGGAGGCAATGAGCCAAGCATATCGAAGCAAAGGCTTTAGATTGACAGACCCGGAGGGTAACAGATGAGCCAGATTAATACAGGCCGCCCCGTCTACGCCAAAGGCCAGACACCACCCAAGGCACCCCGCAAGCAGATGAAGCGCACCAGCAAGCCTAAAGACGTGTGCGAACCTGGCAAGATGTTTGTGTCCAGTCCATTGCGCAACTTTGCAAGGGGCAAGGAATGCCAAGTCAAAAGCGAATGGTGCAATGGGGACAACGAAACGACTGTTTTGGGTCACTTCCGGCGCAGGGCGGGGGCGGGGGCGAATCAGAAGCCTCACGACTTTTGGGCATACCACATTTGCAGCGGGTGCCATGAGAACGAAGACAAAATAGATATACGCCTTTTGTCGGATGCTACTCGCCGCACGCAATACGCTGTGTTTGAGCATTTCGCCAGCCTGACGCCGTGATTATTATTCTGTAATATCCGAATTAGGGCTTGCCATGGGAATCAACTAGCCGTAGTGTAGGGATAGAAGCGAACAAAGGATCAAGACCATGAAATGATTGCAGACGGTAGCCAGCCTTTACCTTGGCGCATCACAGGAATTGATGTTCATTTTTAGTCAGCCGGATCGGACAGGCATATGAGCCGATCCGGCATTCTTAAATTGAACCCCAACAAAGGATAAGACCATGACAGACTTCAACGAATGGTACGGACAGGACTCTTTTTTTGCAATGCCTGACGCGCTTGCGGCATTAAAACGCGCATACAAGGCAGGCGCGGCATCACAGGCCGGAACCCTTCGCGATGAATTTGCGGGGAAGGCTTTGGCGGCATCCATACAGTCAGAGGGCGTTCAGTGCTCTTGGTCACTTGCAACGTGGTCCTATAAAATGTCCGACGCAATGCTAGAGGCACGCAAGACGACAGGGGAGGGCGATGCATGAAAGAGCTTGAAAAGCTACTGGCAAACATCAAGGCAAGAACCATCACGTATGAAGCCCTAGACGCAGACGCAGAGACAGCCGCAGAACATGCTTGCGACGCATGGGACGAACTGGCCGAGGCATATGCAGCCGAAGACAAAGAATTAAACCGCATAGACATTGAGGGGGAATAACCATGACACAACGAGCAAACGACTTTCTAATCTGGCGGGCCGGTAGGTCGGTCAACTGGGAATGCACCGTGCAAGAGATTGCCGATGAAACGAGGCTATCAGCCAGCAACGTATCATCGACATGCAGGCGCAGAGGATGGAGGCTACAGCACGGCACCAATGGGGGACGCGTAGACAGGCATGGCATAGACACCATCATAGCACACCCCAACATGATGTCAGGCGGTGCAACATGAACGCCGACATGATACCGCACGTCATCGCCAACGCGTTCAAGGTGCCAAGCCACGCCACATCCATAGAAGCATTAGTCGGGGCGGCAATCCTCAAGGCAGAGCGCAAGGCCAAGCACGTTGGTAAAGTCCCGCCAAGCCCCAAGGCACATTTTGGCGCGGCTGTTGTTGACCCAGCGAAGTGGCGGTTAAAGGTTTTGGAACTGGTTGCATATCTTGAGGGCAAGGCACCGCAAAGCCGAAAGAGTTTAGGCGATGCGCTGGGATGCACCAAGGAGACGGCAGCGGCGCGCGCAGACGAGGCAATCAAGCAAGGTCTAGTGTGTAAGGTGCCAGCCGTAGGGAACTGCCAAAACCGGCCCAGGTTCCTCTATGCAATTGGAAAGGGAGGCACGTAGATGGGACCTTTTAAGCACTGCATCCAGATGTGGGGTGTCTGCCTTAGTATTGTAAAGAACAAAGACGGCGTGGCATATTGCATTGGGTGCGGTAGGACTACGGCGGAAATCAAAGACGCGGGGACAAAACCATGACACACCGAGGCGACGACGTGCATTCTGTTGAGGCGGCGGAGAGGGAGGCCAATGCGCCTGACTGGGAAGGATTTGGCCGCTTAATGGTTGACGAATGGCCAGTTGGCGACATTGAAGGATCGTATCTTTTTGATATGGCAGTCAAGCACGGGCTTATTCGTGAAATCTCAGGCGGCTATAACCCAGACGAACACATCGACGCAGAGGGTATCTGTCCAGAAACGGGAGACCCATGGTATGAATACAACTTTGGACCCGCAGCGCCAAAGGAGGGCGAATAGGATGGGGCCGTGGCAATTAATTGGAACAGAGGAATCAGGCAAAAGCTATATTGTTTATGCGCACGGTTATGTTGTGACCGCGACAAAAATGGGAACCCATTGGCTAAACAAGGGCGAGGAGATATTTCCCACCCACTGGATGCCCCTACCCGCAGCACCAACGGAGGGCGAACACTTGACCCCGTCCAAAGAATAACGCATACTTAGGACAGGGTCGTCATGGGCCTTCCTTTGTTGGTAAGTGGTCTGCGTATTATTTTCAGAACGCGGACCACGACAAAGATGTTAGGGCGACCGCGAAACGCGCAATAGCGTGAATTATGTTACCTTTGCGTGAAGATTGTTTCTAAGCCGCATTGATGTGGTGTATACCACGGTGAAACCCCGTGCGCGGGCTTCTACAAGCAAGGCCAACCCGCAGTATGCACCTCATGAGCGCGGCGGTGGCTGAGAGGTTTAAGGCATTTCGACGGAAAGCGTTTGGCAGCTAGTCTATGCTGGACGCCGTGGGTTCAAATCCCACTCTCTGCGTTCAACCTATTCTAAGCATCTAAACCCCAAGGGGACAGACAACACACAAAGGAAACACCATGACCAAATTCCAACGTATATTTGCAATACTCACTGCCCTTGTGGTCTGCTTCCTTGCGGTCGTAATTGTGGTGGGGTTGACTTATGGGGCTGTCGCTGTGAGCGTTTTGCTAATAGGTACAACTTTTACCATTGTGGTGTTTGGCCTTGTCGACTTTGTGTCCGCGCTTCTTTCCGACCAAATTTAACGCTATAGACAACACAAAGGAAACATCATGACCGACGCACCGACAGCAACCGGAACAGATGCCAAGATGGACCGGATCGAAGAACTTGAGGCACGCAACGGCGAACTAGGGAAGGCCGTGGCCTACGCGACACAGAAGTTTACCTGCCAAGAAGCAAGGATTGAAGAACTTTATGCGCAAGCTATAAATTTTCGAGAAAGCATTCGTAAGGCCGCGTTGGACTCTGAGCATGGGCATGAAATTCTAGACTTGTGCTGGGATTCATATTTCCCTGAAATGCCGGTTGCGGGGGTTCACCGCTTCGTCCTAAAGGAAACACCATGACAATCAAGATTGAATGCAGCAGGGCAAAGATACAAGGCACCATTGACGGGACTGTCATTGTAACGCTGGACTTTGACTCAGACAGCGGCGAGGGGATGTATGCGGCAGAGATTGCCACAGTACTTGAGCGGCTTGGTCACGGTGCGTTGCTGGCAAAGGTTCGCAAGGCAAACGACGACATCGCACGCTGGAATAATGCAAGGCATGACATGGAAAACGAAAGACGCAAAAAGATTGAGCAAGACTTGCGCGAGTCTGCGGACGCTCTGGTTATAGACACGCCACCCAAAACCATGTAATATCCCAAAAGCACAAGGGCGATTAAGCCACTGGACGCGAGGACGATATGAACAAGGACCCATCGCACGAGACCCGCTTTAAGCCGGGCGTCTCTGGAAACCCATCGGGCAGGAGCAGTGACGAACTCATTGCGATGAACGAGGCGGCAAAGATATCAGCTAATTTACGCCTTGCCGCGCTATCCTGCCTTCAGGGGAAAGTTGACGCTGGCGAAGACCTGCTTGAATACCTCGATGCAAACATCCTCAACCTGTTCAAACAGAGCGAAGACCGCGCGCACGGAACGCCAAAGCAATCGGTTGATAACACCAGCAGCGACGGCAGTATGACGCCAACAAAGATTATCCGTGAGTTGGTGACGCCGAAGGAAACAAAGGAAAAGCCATGACAGACCACCTAATAGAACGGTTGCGGCTCAGTGCGGACCGCATGGCAACGGCGAATTGCGAAATGTGCCATGACGCGGCTGACGCGCTTGAGGCGAGCCAAGCCCGCATTGCAGAACTTGAGGCGGCTTTGCTAGGAGTGCTACCCTATGTAAGCACATCAAGAGAGTCCGCAGAGCGTGCCTGTATGGAACGACAAGACAGCCCAATCGCGGACGCAGTTTCCATCGCCCGCGCAGCCCTAAAGCCCAAGCCCTAAATGGCGCGTGACCTACGCATCCCAACAGCAGCGGTGTTTGAGCCATTGCTACACCCTGCACGCTATAAAGGCGCGTGGGGTGGTCGTGGGTCTGGCAAGTCGCATTTCTTCGCGGGGCTAGCTATCGAAGACGCACTGCGGTTCAAGGGCGAACACGGCATGGGTCTGCGTATGGTTTGCCTACGTGAGACACAGAAGTCTCTAAAGTTCTCAGCCAAGAGCCTGATTGAAAAGAAGCTGCAAGACTTTGGCTTGGGCGAGGCGCAGGGCTTTAAGGTCTACCGTGAGCAGATAGAGCTTCCTGGCGACGGCGTGATGATTTTTAACGGCCTGCAGGACCACACGTCGGACTCGGTAAAAAGTCTTGATGATTTCCACAGAGCATGGATTGAGGAAGCCCAAGCGGTTTCTGACGGGTCGTTGACATTGTTGCGCCCAACGATCCGCGCCGAGGGGTCTGAGATATGGGCAAGCTGGAACCCGTCATTGCCCACTGATGCCATTGACATGATGTTGCGCAGTGACAAGACGCCCAAGGGGTCCGTTGTTGTCCGCGCTAACTGGTCCGACAATCCTTGGTTGCCACGCACGCTTGAGGACGAACGCAGGGACGTCATGGCGTCGTCACCGGAGCGTTACGGGCATATCTATGAGGGCGAATATCAGAGCGTCACCGAGGGCGCATACTTCGCCAGCCGCTTGACTGAGGCGCAACTAAGCGGACGCATCGGCAACGTGTACCGCGACCCGCTGATGAAAATCTACGCTATCTGGGACATCGGCAGCACTTCCAACGCGGCAGACGCCACATCAATCTGGATTGTGCAGTTTATAGGCGATGAAATCCGCGTGCTGAATTACTATGAGGCAATCGGCCAAGCGTTCGATGACCACGTTCATTGGCTGCGGTCCAACGGATATGAGGACGCGGTGTGTATCCTGCCCCATGACGGACGCAAGCACGACTTTGTCCACACCATCACACCACAGGGCTTTCTAGGCAAGGCAGGGTTTACCACTGACGTTGTGACCAATCAGGGCAAGGGCGCTGCATTGCTGCGGATTGATGCGGTGCGGGCTATGTTGCCTCGGTGTCGGTTTAATGAGGACACGACAGAAAGCGGGCGCTTGGCCTTGGGCGCGTATCGCCAGAAAATTGACGATGTGCGGGGCGTGGGCTTGGGTCCGGTGCATGATTGGGCATCACACGGGGCTGATGCGTTTGGCTTGGTTGCTGTCTATGCAGAGCGGGCGAACACGGCCAACAAGCGCAAGCCGCTGCGCAGGAACCTCAAGGGGGTTGTTTAACCGTTTGACAGATGCGCGGTGCGGGGGTAGGGTTAACCCGAACAAAGGAGAATAACATGACACAAGACAAAGACGATAGAGGGCGCGGATGGAGCGCGCACCAATGGAGAGTGTTTTCACGTCGTGTATTAAATAGCAGCACAGAGGCGGCAAGAAAATTACTTCCAGAGCCGCCCGAACGTCAGCCCATGTATCACAAGGGTGAGCATGTAATCATATGGGGCGAACACGTTGCGACATGGGCGCGTGATGTCTACGTGGGCGATGAGTCAAGCCATTCGCATCTTGATTTTATTGGCAAGTATGGCAAAACATCTACTGACCGCAACGTAACGATGTGGTTGGTCATCGCTTATACCGGCCAGGGAGAATAACATGACACAGCCAAACAAGTGTAAAGACTGCAAGTTCTACAGCGAGGCGGAAAGGACTGTATTGGTGCCCGATTGGGCCGCGCCTGGTAATCCCTTAAGATTCACGGTTACGGATATTACGTGCTGGCGGCATCCAGAACACGTTAAGGTCAGCGAAGACCATTGGTGTGGCGACTACACGGCCAACGACAAAGGAGAATAACATGACACTTAAAATTCGCGCAGTAAACCACACCATCACAGATGAAGATGGCAACAAGATTTACTTAAGCCACACATTTCAAACACAACAAGACGGTGGGGCTTGGGTTAACATCCCTGTGATTGAAATCCACCTTGAGCCAGGAGACCCTCGGCTGGTGATTGTTGACCAGCCACCAACGGCGCTTTCAGACGGACGCAACAGCCGAGAGGCACTGCGGAAAGCCATTTACGACACGCCGCCCGATGACACGCCGTTTGTGTCTGAGGTTTTGCGCGACAAAGGAGAATAACATGACAGACGCACCAAGGAAAATATGGGTTGACCCTACGGGGGTTGATGAATTGGATATGTACGTTGCTCACGCAAGCGATACGATGGATCACCTGAACATGGATGTAGAGTATATCCGAGCCGACACAGCCCAGGTGATGCACGTATCCTTCGCCCGTGAAAATATGGTTGCCCAAGCCCGCATTCAAAAGCTAGAGCAGCAACTTGATTGGTTTGCCCGTGGGAAGTTTATAAATGAGTGGGACAACGTCCAAGAAATGGTCGAGCGCGTTAGGCGTCGAGCTTTGGGCGCAATCAAATACTTGGCTGACGAATGACCCCCAAATAACAACGTTGTTTAGACAGCCCCTATGTGGTAAAAGACCCCAAAGATAGGGGCTGTCATGAGATACCAAGGTTTTAACGACATGATTGACGGCGGAGGCAAGGGCGCTTCCGGTCAGTCATTCGAGGGCGGCGGACTGTTGAGCATGATTGCCAACATGATTGCCAAGCCGCGCGGTAGTCAACAGGGGCAACCAGAGCAACCGATGGGCGGGCTGTTATCGCCGCAAGCACGGCCAGCCATGCCAATGCAAGCACAGCCGCAGCCTATGCAGCCACAGTTCCCCAACACACCCCCACCAAGCGCAATGCAGCCAATGACATCGCAAGGCGCAGGCGTTCCCAACGTCAACGGCGCTTCGCTCAGTGAACTTGAGGCGCTATATCAACAGATGGTCGCGGCAGGCATATTGCCACCACAGGCCCCACAAATGCAACGAGGGCCATTCTAATGGGATTATACAGCAACATCGCAGCCAAAAAGAGCCGCATTAAATCAGGCTCAGGCGAGAAGATGCGCAAGGCTGGGGACAAGGGCGCACCGGCTAAGGGCGCGTTTAAGGCGGCGGCTAAGACTGCCAAGAAGCCAAAGAAGGGCGGTTACTAATGGCGGTCGGTTCAAAGCACTACTTGCCCAACGGCAAGGAACACAAAGGCCCCATGCACAAGGATGCCAGTGGCAAGCCTATGTCGGGCGCAAAGCACACGGCGTCAAGCAAGTTTCTAACGCACAGAAAACCGACGGTTAAAAAGGGCAAGATGTAATGGACGTTGAAGCCACTAAGAAGATGAGGCCCGAAGATGTTCTTTATTACGTCCACGGCGATGTTGGAAATTACATCACGTCCACGCCTAAAAGTGGCGACGAGGTATTGGCGACATATGACCTACGGGTTGAATTGACGGAGGTATCCCGCCGATGACGTTAACAACATATGCAGGATTGCAAACCGCCATTGCCGACTTTCTCAACCGCGACGACCTCACGGCAACAATCCCCACATTTATCGCACTGGCCGAGGCTCGGATATCCCGCGACCTTGCGCACTGGAAACAGGAAAAGCGCGTGGATACGACGTTCGATGAGCGATACGAGCTTATCCCCAGCGACTTTATTAAGGCCAAATCACTGCACCACGCAGACGGCGGGCGCATTCTCACAATGGCCGCGACCGAAATGAACGAGCGGCGCGGCGGCGTGGACTATGAACCAGGCAAGCCGACGCACGTAACCCTGACAGCCGGTCAATTTGAACTATATCCAGCGCCAGACGGCAATTACAGCGTGTCTCTGCTATATCGCGCCCGTGTCCCCGCTCTTGCCGATGACAACACGTCCACATGGTTGCTGTTAGACGCGCCTGACGTGCTGCTGTATGCCTCGCTTGGGCAGTCTGCGCCCTACCTAAAGGACGACGCTCGCTTGTCCACCTGGGCCGCTCTATACCAGTCGGGCGTTGACGCATTAAACGCACAAAGCAAAACGGCCAAAAGCATTGGCACACCTCGCATGGGAGTACCTAGATAATGGTATGGGTTCCAACACTACCGCCAGATAGCACGGACTACGTGCAAACGGCGGGCATGGACGGCGAAACTAATACGGACAATGTGACGGAGCTATCTGCGCAGGCCGTTGCGGCGGCGTTGGCGGCAAGCACAAGCGCAACAAGCGCAGCAACCAGCGCATCGGCGGCGGCAACATCTGCGGCCAGCCTGTTGATTAACGAGGTCAACGTGACGGCAGCGGGCGCGTTGATGGATAGCGAACTGACTTCGATTGCGGACGTAAAGGCGCTTGACCAAAGCGTAGTAAGCGGGGCCACGCCAACCTTTGGCATTGCAAACATGACTCTTGACGATGCAAGCCTTGTTGTCGCCCCCGCCACCAACTTGCAGACATTCTCTGAAAGTGTGGATGGTGCCTTGCTGCGTGCGCGCGGCACGGGCTTTACAAGCACGTATGTGTCCACAGTGGCAATAGGCGGCACCACCTTTGCGCAGCCTGCGGTCAACGGTGAAATTCACAGCGACCAAGGTTATTTTGCGATTGCATATGGTGGCGCGACAGGCATCACGGTTGCCACTTTGTCATCGCCTTCGACCTACGTTTACATTGACAACGCGGGCAACCTGCAACAACAGACCAGCACACCGACCCGCCAAGACTGGTCGCGCAAAATGTTTACCATGCGCATCGCGGTGGACACGGTTGCAGAGACTATCCTTGGTTTTGAGTTTCTGGCCAATCCTATCGGCCATTACGCTAACAGTGACAGAGACATATTTACCGCTCTACTAGCTCAAGGTGTACCGTTCAAGGGCGGTCAAGTCATCACGGGCAGGGCGGGAGACTTGGGCTTTGACGTGGGCGCTGGTTCCATTATGGAATACGGCGGCACGGGCGACATCCACAACCCGAACCTGATAAGCCTAGACGCGGTCGCTAACGCCACTTACGACTTACTTGAACAATCAGCTATTGCGGCTGAAAACCAAACGAACCTTGTGAAGTCTTGGGATAACGCGGGAACGATTACCGTCTTGGGTTCTGGGACTTTTGTTGCGCATAGGCTCTACCGCTTTAGCAACGGCCAGTTTGCGATTCAATACGGGCAAGGCAACTATGCCAATATCGTATTGGCACGCGCTGGATTGTTGATAGAAGACTACGTCCTAAACGAACGTCTGATCAATGCTACATTCTTTGGCTGGTGGATCATCGGCGAGACAGCAGCCAACACAGGCGGCACGACCCTAACGGAGTTTAGGGAATACACCATCGGCGTGCAGGGTGGCAGTTCGTCAGGATTGGCGGGATGCTTGCTAAAGGGCAACAACCTTTCAGATTTGCTGGATACAGGGGCCGCTAAGACAAACTTAGGTTTAGGCACAGGCGACAGCCCTACGTTTGACGCCCTTGACGTAACTGGAACAATCACCTCGGACGGGCTGACTGTTGATGGTGCATTCACTTCACTGGGCATAGACGACAATGCAACTTCTACGGCTATTACGATTGATAGTTCAGAGAATGTTGGGATTGGCACGAGTAGCCCTTCACACAACCTAAGCATAGAAGGCTCTGGCGTTGATATTGGATTAACCAACCAAAATGGTACAACTTGGACAATAGGTCAGAATGCAGTTTTAAACGAGCTTTCAATTCGTTCTCCCTCTGGTACACGCTTGCACTTTGGAAGCGGCGGCATTGTTAGAGCAGGAGCGGATAATACTCAAGACTTGGGTTCAAGTTCTTTCCGTTGGAAACAAATCTACGCTGGAAACGCTACGATTAACACATCAGACCGCAATGAGAAACAGGATATTGAAGAAATCAATGATGCTGAAACTCGTGTGGCGATTGTCTGTAAAGGTCTGCTTCGTAAATTCCGCTGGAAGTCTGCTGTAGCTGAAAAGGGTGACGATGCCCGTATCCACTTCGGAATTATTGCGCAGGACTTACGGGATGCCTTTGCCGCAGAAGGTCTTGACGCAAATCGTTATGGAATGTTCACCTCAGACACATGGTGGGAGGGCGGTCGTGTAGTATCTGCTGTTGATGAGGAACTGGACGAGGAAGGCAACGTTGTTACAGAAGCTCGATTTGCAACTACGGTAACTAACGCTTACGATAGCAGAGAAGAAGCCCCCAATGGTGCAGTAGAACGCATTAGGCTTGGGGTGCGTTATCCCGAGTTATTGGCGTTTATTATCGCTGCGATTTAATCTTGGAAAGGAGAACCAATGGACCTAATTTTAGCCATAGCATTTACCCAGCACTTGGGCCTTGATGGGGACTACAATTCAGTCCACCCACACCTTAAACTACAGACTGACAGCGGATTTGTTGCGGGCCTCTACCTTAACAGCAACAGCAACATATCTGCTTATGGTGCTTATCGCTTTGAGTACGAGAATGCATTCTTGGAAGTTGGCGGGGTCACTGGTTACTTTTCAAAACCTATCACTCCCTACTTGAGTGCAGGACTTGAGGTTGATGAAGGCGTGGTGTTGTTTGTGTCCCCCGCACTTGGTCGGAACGATAACGGCAACATGGAATTAGGGGTGGTTATTGGTGTGGAGTACCAGTTTTGAGGCAAAAACGCCTAAACCGACGCAATAAAGAATTGATAATCTGCCGCGATTGTTGCATTGTTCTATAAAATAGGGGGCCGACATGGCTGACACGACCACAACGACATACGGCCTCGTTAAGCCGGAAGTTGGCGCAAGCGATGCGACTTGGGGGGCTAAGACAAACACCACGCTTGACACGCTTGACGACCTGCTTGACGGCACGACAGCAATCGCGCCCAACCTTGTCGGTGCAAAGATTGGCGGCGTGGCTGTCACGTCAACAGCGGCGGAGATTAACAAGCTCGACGGCTTGGTCGGCACGCCATTAACGGACGGGCAGACCGATACGCTCACCAAGGGCTTTAACGTCACAGACGCGAACGCTGGCACGAAAACGTCGGGAACCTTCACGCCTGACCCCGCAACGGCCAACCAGCAGTTTGCAATTAACGGCGGCGCGCACACGCTGGCACCGCCTGCAACAAGCTGCACGATGATTATCCAGTACACCAACAACGCCAGCGCGGGGACTATCACGACCACGGGCTTTGATCTGGTTTCTGGCGACCCATTCACAACAACCAACGCGGACGCGTTCGTTTGCTATATCACTGTCATCAACTCCCTGTCTGTCCTCAATGTTGTGGCTATTCCGTGAGTTTAGTCCCCGTCTTTTCCCCCATAGGTGCCACATCGTACCGGATGGATAACGCTACGGCGGACGGCGTGACTTTGGACCTGACTACAGGTGTCGCAACTGCTGGCGCTAAATACAATTCATTCACATGGCGACCCGACGGGTTGCGGCTGTTTGCGGCTGAAATAGGTAGCGACGCGGGCGGCGGCACGGGCAAGCTGCACTATTGGGACGTGACGACGGCTTGGGATATATCAACGGCCAGCTACCTATCGTTCATTGCGCTGTTTGGCTCTAGTATAAACATAAAGCAAGTCCAATTTAACGCAAACGGCACAAAGGTAATGGCCTCTGTCGGTTCTGGCATGTATGAGTTTTCATTGTCCACGGCATACGGCGGCACGGCGACGCAGCTTGATTCCGGTGGTGTTTCTCTTGGCTCCTTGGCTAGAAATTCGTTTCTATTCAACGATAACGGGACTGATCTGTTTTATACCACCAGTAAAAGCCTTAAAAAATACGTCCTTTCAACAGGCTTTGATATATCTACAGCGGGTTCACCGGTAACACTTGGAACCGTGATAGAGGACACTTTCTCCGGCGGGCGCAATGGCACGCGGTTGATTTACGTTAGCCCAACAAGCAGCGTTATTCGGGAATATGGCGGATCGGCTTTCGACCTTGCCAACTTTACTTTGGTTTCTGCGTTCGCCGCTACTGACCCTTTGTTTGCTGCCTATTCTGGCAACGGTCGAAAGATTCACGTTATGTCTGACTTTCGTGGCAGGACGCTCACACAATTCTCAACGGGTGGCTGATGTTAATTCCAATTGAACTACCGCCGGGCATTTTCAAAAACGGCACCGACATCATGGCAAAGGACCGCTGGACCGATTGCAACCTTGTACGGTTTCATGAGGACTCCATTCGGCCCATTGGTGGCTGGCGTGAGTTTAACGCCACGGCCATTGGTCGCGTGGTACGGGGAATGCTTGGCTGGCGCGACAACGCAGGGGCAAGATACATTGCGGCGGGGTCGAGCAACGAGCTTCATGTGGTCGAAACCGACGGGACGGTATCAGACATTACACCAGCGGCGTTTTCGGTGGGGTTTGAGACTGCAACCGTCAACACTGGATACGGCGGCGGACTGTACGGCGTTGGTACGTACGGCACGCCGCGCGATGACGCCACGACGTTTACAGAGGCGGCTATCTGGACTCTTGACACATGGGGCGAATACCTTGTGGGGTGTTGCGAAGCGGACGGCAAATTGTACGAGTGGCAGCTTGATACAGCCACGGCGGCGGCAGTTATCAGCAACGCACCGACAAATTGCGAAGGGGTATTGTCAACAGAGGAACGGTTTCTTTTCGCCCTTGGCGCAAGCGGAAACCCCCGTAAAATCGCGTGGTGCGATCAAGAGGACAACACGACTTGGACCCCATCGGCCACAAACCAAGCGGGCGATTACGACCTGCAAACGGCTGGCGGCATTATGCAGGGCGTGCGCACGCGTGGGCAGGCGCTTATCCTTACTGACGTTGACGCACACACGGCGTCATATGTTGGCGGCACAACGGCAATCTATTCATTCGAGCGCGTTGGTGACGCTTGCGGCGTGACGTCTCGCCTTGCTTGCACGGTTGCAGAGGGCGCGGCCTACTGGATGGGGCGTCGTAGCTTCTTTATGTACGCAGGCGGATCGGTTGAGCCTCTCAGCAGCGAGGTGGCCGACCATGTATTCACAAGCATAAACCGCGACCAAATCAGCCAAGTGTGGAGCGTCACCAATACGCTATTCGCCGAAATCTGGTGGTTCTATCCATCTGGCAACAGCACGGAGATTGACAGCTATGTGGCTTATAATTACCGCCAAGGCCATTGGACAATCGGAAAGCTAACGCGCACCGCTGGCATTGACCAAGGAACGTGGCGCTACCCTATGTGGATGGATGAAACAGGCGACCTGTACGAGCAAGAATACGCGTTCAATCATGGCGACGAAACGGCCTTTGTCGAAAGCGGGCCAATCATGTTGGACGCTGGCGAAAATGTCATGGTGGCGACGTACCTTTACCCTGATGAGGAAACGCAAGGCGAGGTGCAGGCGATATTCAAAACACGCTTCCACCCGAATGGTGTTGAGCGTGAATACGGACCTTATACCATGAACAACCCGACAAGCGTGCGTTTCACAGGCCGTCAAGTGCGGATGAGGCTGGAAAGCACGGGGCCGCGCGATTGGCGGGCAGGCATCATGCGGATCGACGCAGAGCCAGGGGGCAAGCGATGAGGCTTCCAGAGGTCCCGAACAGTTACCTGTCCAGCCGTGAGCGCGAACGCAACCGCACGTTGGAACGTGAGGACCGGCGCAATCGAAAGGTTGAGCAAGACGTCGACATCGGCGAGGCGAGACTTGTCATCACAAGCCCCGACGGGACGCGCTTTAGTATCACAGTGAGCAACGGTGGGACAATTGCCGCAACATCAATATAACCAGCAAATCCGCGAATGGATTGAAGCCGCGCTTGAATACAGCGGCGGCACTCACTCGTATGATGATATCATGGCGGGCATTGAGTCTGGTCACATGCAGCTTTGGCCTGCAAAAAAGGCGTGTGCTGTCACGGAAATCGTGGTATATCCTCAAAAGAAGGTTCTGCATGTGTTCTTAGCAGCGGGTGACTTGGAACAAATCACGAACGCCATTGGGGATGTTGAGGAATGGGGCAAGGCGCAAGGGTGCGAAAGCCTGACAATGAACGGTCGATATGGCTGGCAGCGCGTCTTGAATAAAAGGGGATGGACCCCGACAATGGTAATAATGGAACGGAGCTTGTAATGGGCGGCGGAAGCACAACAAACAAAACAGAAATCCCCGAATATCTTGAGGATTCGGCCAAGCGCAATATATCGCAGGCCAACGACATTTCCAACCTTGGGTATGTTCCATATTTCGGGCCGGACGTTGCGGCGTTCACGCCAATGCAACAAGCGTCATTTCAGAACACAGGCCAAGCGGCAAACGCTTTTGGCATGGCGGGCGGCGGTCTGACTGGGATGGAGGGGATGCCGCAAGCGCAAGAGTTTGCGGGCGGCGTATCGGGTTATTCATCCGCGCCGATGTATATGGAGGCCCTTGCACAGCTTGAAGCCAACAACCCAGGCCAATTCGCAGCAATGCAAAATATGTTCATGAACCCGCAGACAGGCGAAGGCGGCTATCAACCAATGATGCCAATGGAACAGCCAGCAACCCAACAGTTTAGCGGCGGGCAGGGCGACGGCGGGCGATACACGCGGCCAAACAACAATGGCGGCGGGCAACCTAACGGCGGCGGATTGATCGGCGGCGGTTTTGGCGGTGTCAGAGATATGTTTGACGGCGGCGGCGCGGGCGCATCTGGCGACCAATACAGCGGCGGCGGGCGCGTGTCTGCACTCGGAAACGTTATTACGGGGAATTATTAAAATGGCCGGAGCAGCAGCAGGCGGGCAATCTCAGATTCCCATGCAAGGAAACCCTTCACTTGCGCCCTCAAACCAGCGGGGTGGCCCGTCACTCCCACCCTCAAACCAAAGTGACCTTGCCGCTGGGATATCCTTTCCAATGCCAACACCCGGCGCACCAAACCAGGCGCGACCAGCACTAGGCGGTCTTCAAGGACAGCCAGGCGCACAGAACCCGATGCAAGGAAATCCGTCGATAACGCCACCAAGTCAGAGCGACCTTGCCGAGCAGGCTTCTTATTCGGCTATGACATTAGGCACTCCAAACCAGCCGCCACCACAAGGCGGCGGGCCAAACGTGTACGACCAATCTGCGGGCGCTTACAACGCAGCCCTTAGTGGCACAAATCAAGCCATGAATTTCCAACCGCAACAGGTCAGCGCTTTTGGCTATGACGCGGCAACGGCGGGGCAAAACGGCGGCGCGACTTATAATCCAGCTATGGCGGAATCGTCTGGCTACCAAGGGGCGAGTATGTCCGGCGTTGATCCTATTACGGCGCAAACCGTACAGGCGGGCCAGATTGCTGGGACCGACCTGAGCGCATACACAAACCCATTTGAAAATCAGGTTGTAGGCCAAACGCTTGGCGATATTGAGCGGGCGCGGCAAATCCAGCAAACCCAACTCAGCGCGCAGGCAACAGCGGCGGGCGCGTTTGGCGGTTCACGTCAGGGCATTGCCGAGGCCGAAACTAACCGCGCGTTTGCGGAGCAGTCAGCGAGGTCCGCATCTGGACTTCGCCAAGCTGGTTTTGCACAGGCGCAGGGGCTTGCGGGTCAGGACATCGCGGGCCGGATGCAGGCGTCTCTTGCCAACCAAGGGGCCAACCTTTCGGCTCAGGGGCAGACGGCTAGCAACAGCCTAATGGCACAGCAAGCGAATATGAACTCGCGAAACCAAGCCAATCAATTTAGCGCGGGCGCGGCAAATAACGCGGCGTTCCAAAACCAAAACGCCTTTAACCAAGCGGGCCAATTCGGCGCTGATGCGGCAAACAGATTTGCGTCTCAAAACCAAAACGCTCTTAATCAAGCGGGCCAGTTCAATTCGGGCGCAATGAATAACGCGGCGTTCCAAAACCAGCAGGCGAACATGAACGCCAACGCGCAACGAATGAACGCGGCGAGCCAGATGGGCAATCTTGCCAACCTTGGCTTTGGGTTTGGTAATCAAATCTCAGGCACTCAGCAGTCTCAAGGCGGGATGCAGCAGGGCCTTCAACAGATGCTTATTGACGCGGCTAAGGCCCAATACGGCGACTTTACTGGCGCGCCTACAACCGCATTGCAAACAAACATTGCGGCGACGGGCGCGGCTAATATGGGGCAGAACACACAGACGACGACAGAAAACCCCGGCCTGTTTGACTATCTGTCATTGGGCGCGCAGGCGTTCCCAAAGAAAGGTTAGGGAATAGCAGATGACGCCAGAGGAATTTCAGCGGTCTTTCATGCCTTACGCGCAGGGCGTATCTCAGCGAACGGGTTTGGACCCGCGTTTGGTGTTGGCGCAAGCAGCGCTTGAAACTGGATATGGACGCAGCGCGCCGAATAACAACTTCTTTGGCATCAAGTCGCATGGTCAGTCAGGCGGCTCTAACCTGATGACACAAGAGTTTGAAAACGGGCGCATGGTCAGCAGGCCGCAGTCTTTTCGTGGCTACGAGGGTCCAGAGCAATCATTCCAAGGTTACGCTGACTTTATCCTAAACAACCCACGCTATGGCGACGTTATGGCGCAAGGCGACCTTGCAGGGCAGATTGGGGCGATGGGGCAGTCTGGATACGCAACGGACCCTGACTACGCGTCAAAGCTATCAAGCATTGCGCGGCGATTTGGTGGCGACGTCCCAGACGCCCCTATGCGTGCGCGTGTCGGCAACAGCAATTCGCCAACGGGCGGCATATTATCAAACGAGGGCGATCAAATGGCACAGCAGCAACAACCGCAAGGGCTTCTAGGCTCTTTGGGCATTCAAAGACGCGATCCAAACGCGCAGGGCGAAACATCGCAACCCTTCTACAACCGGCAGTCGTTTGGCGACACTCTGGCACGCATGGCACCCGCGTTGGGCCGCATGGGTGTGATGGGGCTTGAGGGTCCGGCACAGGCCGCGCTTGATTCACGCAACGAACGGCAGGGCGATGAACGGGCGCAACAGGCGCAGGCGAAACAGCGCAATGACACGGCTGATTGGTTGAGGTCACTGGGATCAACTGAATTGGCGGACGGCGTTGCAAATGGCTCCCTGACAGGCGCGCAGGCGATGAGTCAGCATCAAGCGAATGCAGCAGCCGTGGAGCCTGTACGGGGGATCAATGTTGACGGCAACCTTGTGAACCCCGTTACGGGCGAATTGATGTTTGCAGCGGGTAGTGGCCAACCTCCGCCCAATTCGCCTATCGGAAAACTACAGCAAGACTTGCGGAACAACCAAATCTCCCAAGAGGAATACGACATTGGCTTGGCCAATATGGCACCGTCTGGTATGCGTATCGTCAGCGATGGGCGTGGCGGGTTCACTATGGAGCAAGGGTCTGCGGTCGGTGCAGAGGACGGGCGGATGTCACCATCTGACCCGCAAGCCATGATTGACTCCATTGACGGCATCTTGAACGATCCAGCTTTAGACCGTTCAACGGGTCTTTTCTCTGCCATGCAGAACATTCCTGGCACAGACCAGTATCGCTTTGGTACGCGTGCGCGGCAACTTGAGGGCCAAGCCTTCTTGCAGGCGTTTGAGTCGCTTAAAGGAGCGGGCCAGATCACAGAAGTTGAAGGCACTAAGGCGACGCAAGCCGTAGGCCGCATGGATACTGCTTTACAAGCGGACGATTACCGCGAAGCCCTAAACGACTTGCGCAGCATTCTCACGACAGCGCAAGCGCGGGGTGCCGCAATGCAGTCACCAAGTGGCAACGCAACAGCGCCAGCAGGCGCGCGGATAAGATATGACGCAGAGGGGAACCGCCTGTAATGGAAGTTGAACTTTTTGACGGTAGCATTTTAGAGTTTCCAGCAGGCACGAGCCAAGATGTGATTGACCGCGTGGCGCGCACGGAAACGCTTGCCCGTCGCGGCGCACAGCCAACAGAACAACCAGCGGCACCGCAAGAACGTGGTTTCGGCGCGGCGTTGCGTGACAACATTATCGGCGTTGACGACGGCGTGACATCACCAGGCGAGGCGCTTGGAACGTGGCTAAACCGCGCAGGCGAAAGCATGACTTTGGGAACGGTAGGCGATGAAGCAAGCGCAGCAGTCAACGCACCTATCAGGCGCGCGCTTGGCGACGCGGGCGCAACATACGAAAGTGAACTAGAACGATTCCGCCAAAATGAAGAAAATATGTCAGGCGCGGGCCGATTGTCTGCGGACCTGTTTGGCGCTATTGCTCCGGCTGCGTTGGGTGTTGGCGTTGTTAGCGCAGCCCCTACGCTTGGGCGGGCAATGGCACGCGGAGCAGGTTTAGGCGCAGGGGCAGGCGCGACGCAAGGCTTTATGGAAGGCCAGGACGGGCTGGGCAACCGCGTAAAGTCTAGTGTAGCTGGGGGCTTGCTTGGCGGGGCAATCGGCGGCGTGCTTCCAGCCGTTGGCGCGGCGGGCGGGCAAATTTACCGCAGCGCACAGGGAGCAGCCCGCAATTCAAGGGTAGGACGTCAAGTCGGCGAGGCGCTAAACGTTGCGCCACAGACTGGCCGTGTATTGGGCCGCGTTATTGGTGAGGAGGACCCGACAGCAATGCGCGCGGCGCTCAACCGTGCTGGTCCAAGTGGAATGCTGGCAGACGCAAGCCCCGGCGCGGGTGGTTCGCTTGATGCTGCAATGCGCAGCCCTACACCTGGCGCAGCTTTGGCACGGGGGCGAGTTGACGCGCGTGCGGAGGCATCATCTGCGGGCGTATTGGACGCGCTGAACGGCGGGCGGTTTGGGCCACAAATCCCACCAATCGCCAACCAAAGAGCGCGGGCGGCGGGCGCTCGCCCTACGATCAACCCGCTATATGAGCGGGCCTACAACACGCAAATCAATTACTCGACGCCAGAGGGCCAAGTGGTTGAGGGTATTATTAAACGCGCGCCAGTTGGGACAGTTCAAAGGGCGATCAATTCGGCCAATGATCTAATGCGATATGACCAACTGCCAACGCAGCAAATCATGGCGCGGGTTGACGATAACGGCGTGGTCACGTTAAGCGACATGCCCAACACTATGATGGCCGACTATATTAAGCGCGCTTTCGACAACATCGCAGAGGATAGCAAAGACGTAATCACTGGCCGAATGTCCACAGAAGGCGCGTTTGCCAACCGTATCGCGCGCGACTTGCGCGGGGCCATTGCGGACGCCGTGCCAGCCTATGACGAAGCCCTATCAGCGGCGTCAACAGACATCCGCAGCCGTGCAGCGGTGCAGACTGGTCGAAACTTGTTGAACAGCAATACCACAATCGAGGAAATGGCGGAGTCAATTGCAGACGCAACGCCAGCCGAGTTGCGGGCCATGCGCCAAGGCGTTCGCAGTCAGATAGACCACATCATGGGCAACGTGCGCGCGGTGGCATCAGACCAAAACGTAGACGCACGCGAGGCGCTAAAACTGTTTAGCGAACTCTCCAGCGGCAATTCAAGGCTCAAGTTGCAGGCGCTATACGGGGATGAATACCCCGCAATCTTGCAACAGTTACAAGAGGCGGGGTCTGCCTTGGGTCTGCGTTCGGGCGTTGTGGCAGGAACCCAAACACAGCCGCGCCAACTTGCAAATCAAGTCATTGATGAGGAAGTGAAGCCCGGCGCTGTGCGCAGCCTGCAGCCCATTGAAAGCGTGCGCGATATTGGACGCCGCGCGCTTGGTTCTGATGACGCCTCAGTGGCACGCCTTAGCGACGACGTGCGGGGCCAATTGGCTGATGTTCTTTCGCGTCCAGGCGGCGCGGGTCTGTTGGATGAAATAATCCGCAACCTTAGCGCAAACCCATTACCCGCAAATACGGGGCGGGGCGTCAACGCCGGCCTTCTAGGCGCGGGCCTTACGGCACTTCCTACAATGACTGAGCGAACGCGAGGCCTATTACAAGGGCCGCGCCAATGAGTATTAGGGAAAATATGATATTTTTGAAGGGCGGGTTTGGAACGTCCAGCGCGCGGATATTGAAAACAATCCCCAGCGTTAGAAAGTTCCCGACCAAGACACCCGCGACAATTGTTGATATATCCATGTTTATCATGTCAGCACTAATGCCCGCGAATACAAGGATTGAAGGTAAATTATGAAACCTACCAAACTCACAGAAGAACAAATTGGCAACGCGGTGTCCCAAGCAATTGAGGACGCTGTGTCGTTCATTGAAAGCGAGATAGCGCCGGATCGGATTACCGCACAGAAATACTTTGACGGTCGAACAAAGGTTAAGCACGAGGACGGCAGGTCAAAGGTTGTAGCTACAAAGTGCCGCGATACGGTGCGCGCAATCAAGCCCGCGCTTATGCGTGTGTTTTTGCAATCCGGTAGCCCTGTTGAGTTCACGCCGCGCAACGCACAGGCCGTGCAAGCCGCCGAGCAGGCAACCAAATACGCGAAATATGTGTTCAACCGCAACAACGGGTTTGACGTTCTGAGCGACGTTATCCACGACGCGCTTGTTAAAAAGGTCGGCATTGCGAAAGTGTATTACGACGAAACAGAACACGTAGAGATTGACGAATACACGGGCTTGACTGAGGACCAATTCAGGTTGCTTGAAAGCGACGAAAACGCCGAAATCATTGAGTCGGAAATAACGCAAGAAGCGCAGATTGGCCCTATGGGCATGATGGTTTCCCCAGCAATGTATGACGCCAAGGTCGCCATGACCAGTTCGCGCGGCGAGATCAAAATCAAAAGCATTGCGCCGGAGGACTTCTTTGTAGACCGCGACGCGATTAGCTTAGACGACTATTTTGTTTGCGGTCATAAGTCAGAGGGCCGCGTCGGCGACCTTGTGGCAATGGGCTTTGACTTTGACACGGTGTTTGAACTTGGCGGCGTTGGTGGCGTTGTGGATGAAGAAGAAGACTTTGTGCGGCGCGGGTATGATTCCGACGATACGGAAAGCAGCATTGACCCGTCTATGCGTAAGATTGAAATCACAGAAGCGTACATGAAAATGGACATCCAAGGCACGGGCATCCCGCGTCTTTACAAGTTCCTATGCGCTGGCACTGATTATGAAGTCCTTGACTATGAACTGTGCGACTACAACCCGTTTGCCGTGTTTGAGATTGATCCAGAGCCGCACACGTTCTTTGGCCGGTCCTTGGTTGATATCCTGATTGACGACCAGGACGCGGCCACGTCATTGATGCGCGGCTTGCTTGACAACATTGCCATGCTTAACAACCCGCGCCTCGTTTTCAACGAACAAGCCGTCGAACAGGATGACGTGGAAAATAACGAGATTGGGGCCATGATTCGCGCGACAGACATCAACCAAATTCGAGAATTGACGGTGGGGTCAAGTTCAACGATGACTTTGCCCGCCATGCAGTTCTTTGATGAGGCGACTCGGGCAAAGACAGGCATTGGCGACGGGGCTGCGGGCCTTAATGCGGACGCCTTGCAGTCACAGACGGCGGCGGGCGTTAATGCCGCTGTAACAGCCGCTACGGCGGTGGGTGAGCTTATGGCGCGCGTGCTGGCCGAGGGCGGCATGAAACAGCTATTCAAAACCATCGCAACGATTGCACGCCAGAATCCCAACCCTGACGAAATGATGCGCATTGACGGCGAGTTTGTGCCGGTTGACCCGCGTTCGTGGGGAGTTGAAATGGACATGGAAACAACCGTGGGCATTGGCAACAACAAGCACGAGGAACGGATGATGATGCTGCAAATGATGCAACAGCAGCAGATGCAAGTCTATGGCACCTATGGGGCGCAAAATGGCCTTGTGACGCTGACGAACATTCGCAACACGGCGGCGGACCTGATGACGCTTGGCGGCTTGCCTAACGTGGATCGTTATTTGCAACCAATGAACGCGCAGATTGAGCAGCAAATGCAGCAAGCGGCGGCACAGGCGGCACAACAACAGGGCGGACAGGGCGACCCGAATGCGGCGTTCTTGCAAGCCGAGCAGATGAAAGCACAGACCCGCGCGCAAGTGGATATGCAAAAGGCAACAATGGAGCATTCGCGCAAATTGATGGAAATGGCGTCAAGCGATGACCTAAGCCGCGATCAAATGGCGCAGGACTTGCTTGTCGATGCTGCCAAAATCTTGGGCCAATACGGCACAAGCGTTGACGTGGCGCAAATCGGCGCACAACAGGCAGCGCCGCGCAACTTCAACGGGGGGCAAATGTGATGGACAAACAAGAAAAAGCGCAGCGGGCCGACGCCTTGTTGAAAGATGATGTTTTACAAAGCGCCTTTGATGGGGTATTATTGTACCACACTGGCGTTTTCGCCCGCGTGTCGGCAACCAATGAGCAAGTGCTCGAGGCCCGGTGCATGGTGTTGGCGCTTAATGAAGTCAAAAACCAATTGCGCAGATTTGCGTCAAATGGTGATATCTTAGAAAAGAAAGATCAGGACCGTGGACACGACTGACCTAGAGACAGCAGCCGAAAGCCTGCTTTATGATTCCTCCCCTAACGCAGAGGGCAAAGAGGATGCGCAAGACGACGCACCCGAAGCCGAAGACGCGGAACTGGTGGGGGGAGACAACGACAATTCAGAGGATGAGGCCGAACACGAAACGGACGAATCTGACGATGAGGATGACGCAGCCGAACAAAGCGACGGCGATGAGAAACCTACGGCCTACACTGTCAAAGTTGACGGCGTGGACACCGAGGTCACACTCGACGACCTAACGCGCTCCTATTCGGGGCAGGCGTATATCCAAAAAGGGATGCAGGAAACGGCAGAGGGACGCAAACAGTTCCAATCCGACATCGCAGCCTTCCAAGCGGACCAGCAACGATTTGCTGAAGCCGTCCACAAACTGCAAAGCAACGGGTTGAAAGCCCAACCGCAGAAGCCCGACTCCAAAATGCTTGAAACCGATCCAATCGGTTACATGCGCGCACAGGCTCAATATGACGTTGAGGTAGCTGAATACACTGCACAGCAGACGCAGCTATCCGAGACTGAAAATCGTACCCGTGCGTACCAAGATCAACAAAGCCAAGCTGACATGCAAAAGCAGGCGGCACGGTTAGTTGAGTTGATTCCAGAATTTGCGGACCCTGCAAAGGCAACCGCATTGAAATCCAAATTGGTTGAAGTCGGCCAGAGTGCATACGGATACAGCCCTGACGAATTGATGGGCCTGACGGATGCGCGCGCGGTAAGCGTTCTCAACGATGCGATGCGGTGGCGAGAATTGCAATCTGGCACAGCGGCGGCAAAAAAGACGCCAACGCCCCAGAAGTCAGTCAAGCCAACAGGACGGCGTTCACAGCCTCAAAGCGTGGCCCGCAAAAAGCAACTGTCCCAAGCGCGAAAGTCAGGAAGTTCTGATGACTTCATGGCCCTCATGTTTGAGTCAAAAACATAACGGTTTAGCCCCTTTTAGGAGAATATCAAATGGCACAACCAGCGAATACATACGATTCATACGATCAAGTCGGCCTGCGTGAAGACCTGTCCGACATGATTTACGACATCAGCCCAGAGGAAACTCCGCTGCTGTCAGGCATTGCCAAAACCAAGGCGACAAGCACAAAGCATGAATGGCAAATTGACGCCTTGCGTGCGTCTGGTGCCAATGCTCACATTGAAGGCGACGACACCGCAGCAACCGCGCGCTCTGCAACCACCCGCCTCGACAACCGCACCCAAATCTTTAAGGACGCCGTTATCGTGTCTGACACGGATGAAGGTTTGTCAAAAGCTGGTCGCGCCAAAGAAATGGCATACCAGATTTTGAAGGTGGCAAAAGAGCAGAAATTAGACCAAGAAAAAAGTCTTTTCGCCAACAATGCCAAAGTCGTCGGCAACGCTACAACGGCTCGCGAACTTGCTGGCCTGCCGACTTGGTTGATTACGAACACGACCTTCGGCGCGAACGAGGGCGCGGACGCTACTGGCGACGGCACTGACGCGCGGACTGACGAAACGACCACTTTGATTGCATTCTCGCAAGCACGTTTCGACAGTGTGATGCAGTCTTGCTGGCAGTCTGGCGGTAAACCTGACACGGTTTTTCTGTCCAGTTTCCAGATGAACAAGGCGCTCGGCTTTGCTGGTAACAACAACCAGCGATCCAACATCACGGCGGAATCTGAAAAGGTCATCAATCACTACTCGGTCTACGTGACCCCGTGGGGAACTGTGACGTTTGTGCCGACTCGTGAAAACCGCTCGCGCGATGTCTACATCTTGGAAAAGGACAAGTTTGCCTGTGCAGTTTTGCGTCCGACCAAGAACGTGGCACTCGCAAAGACGGGCGACTCAGACAAGCGCCAGGTCGTGACCGAGATGACTTTTGTGTCTCGCAATGAAGCCGCAAGCGGCGGCGTGTTTGACAACACCATCACATAACTAAGGCGGGGCGGCTTCGGTCGCCCCATCCTTCTATTAAAGGGGTGATTATGGAATATCGCGTAACCTGTAAGGGTATGTTTATTGATGG